AACCGAGCGGCGATGTATCGCTCGCTCGTGGACAACGGCACGCTGCGTGAAGATGAGACGCGCGAGATTGACGAGACGCTGACCCGCGTCGCCCGTCGCGATCTTGTCGCCGTCAGTGCGCTCCGGCGCGCCGGACTCACCGTGTCGCTGCGCAACATCGGCGTCACGTCGTACGAGTTCGAGCGCCTCTCGCCCGTTGGTGAAGCGTCGCAGTCCATGTCCATTCTCGACCTCGGCGAGCGCGACCTCGTCACGTTCGCAAAGACGAGCATCCCGATCCCCGTCACAGCGTCGCAGTTCCGGCTTGACGCGCGGCATCGGGCAGCGGGCGACACGCGCGGCGAGCCCGTGCCCTTGACGAACGTCGAGGAGCACACGCGCTCAGTGTCCGAGAAGTTGGAGGACACGCTCGTCAACGGCGCTGGCGCAGGGATCACGGTCGGCGGGAACACAATGCCCGGCTTCACGAACTTCGCGAGCCGCGAGCAGCTTTCGCACTCGGGCGGAACGTGGGATTCGGCGACCGACATCGCCAGCGCGGTGACGGACGTGATCGCCATGCGGACGGCGCTCCAGAACAACGGATTCACCGGCCCGTACGTGCTCGCCATTCCGGGGAACTACCTCGGCGTGATCGAGGAGGACTACAAGGCGAACAACGACCGCACGTTGCGCCAGCGTCTGCTCGCCATTGACGGGATCAGCGAGATCACCGTCTGGCCCGCTCTGGCGGACAGCGAGGTCCTGCTGATTCAGATGACCCGCTCGGTAGTCACGGCGGCCATCGGGCAGGACATCACGACGGTGACGTGGGACGAGTACGGCGGGCTGGCCGGCAACTGGGCCATCCTCGCCGTAATGGGCTTCGCGCTTCGTGCCGCGGCGGCTCGCGCCCCGCTTCGCAACGGCGTGCTGCCCGCCCTGACAACTGCTGCCGGAATCGCGCATCTCGCGTGATTCCGGGGCAGTGCCCCTCCCAAACCGAGAGAGAAGCCAATGCAGGGAACGCTGGAACAGAAGATGGCCGAACGCCGCACCCAGATCGCACAGAATCAGGAGCTGGGTGTGGCCGAGTACGAGAGCGTGGAAAAGCAGTCTCCCGAGGTCTGGGAGGTGATCGATGGCTTGAAGCACCTGCCCGGACAGAAGGAGCCGCTTGTACCTGGTCGGCGCTTTCACCCGACCGAGCGACAGGCGAAGCGGGACGACAAGGGCCGCAGTCCGCTCGACGGCAAGGCGCGCGAGTTGACAGGTTCGGAGTACCGCGACCTGCGCTCGAACCGCGTGTCGGTGGCTGGCGCCGATATCGGCCTGCGGTCACTGGCGATGACGCCAGACGCGCTGGAGTTCGCGCTCGACGCCCAGATGGACGCCGCCGACTTCGACGGCGTGAAGCCCGAGGGCGCGGGCGGGAAGTACACGAAGGGACAGGTGCGGGCGGTGCTGGCAAGCCGCCAGAGCGCCTAGCGAGCGGGGCGCGTACCGTGGCGCCGCTCAGTACGGTTGACGACGTGCGGGCGGTGGCCGGTACGGGCCTCGGCGTGTCCGACATCGAGGTATTTCTACTCGAAGCCGCGGCGTGGGTGGCCCTCAACCTCGCCGATGACGACCTCGACGAGGACAGCCTGCGCATCATCGAGACGCGCCTAACGGCGTTCTTCATCACGTCGCGCGAGGCACAGCGCACGAGCGTAGCGCACGCTGACATCAAAGAGACGTACCAGAGGGACGCGAAAACGTCAGAGCATTTGCGCATCGCAATGGGCTTTGATCCGACCGGCAAGGTCCGCGCCGCGTTCCTGAATCAGGACGGTAGGCTCAACCTGATCGCTGTCACCGGGCCGGGGTACGCCGGATGACCGGGACGTTCGTTGGCGCCGCTACCGAGTCCGTAGTCGTGAAAGCGTTCCTCGAATACGACGGGCAAGGCGCGCCGTCCTACGACACCGAGATCGTCGTCGAGCTGCGGGTCGCAGAGCCGCCCGACGCACAGCGTTACGAACAGCGTTACGCGATCGCGCGCGACGGGTCGAGCGTTCGTATAGACCTTGTGCTCTACGTCCCGCCCGAGGTGACCACGGTGCCGGGGTTGCAGGACAAGGTGACGGCGCGCGGCGAGTCTTACGTGGTGTTCGACGCGCGGGCGGTCGAGTCGCTCAACGGCACGCTGCACCATACCAAGGTCCGACTACAGCGGGAGGGCGCGTGAAAAACCCCCGCGACGAGTTCGGCAAGGCGGCGCGCAACGTCGTGTTCTACAAGCGGCACGTCGGCGAATCGCTCGGCCCGTTCGTGCGGATGATTGCCGAGGAAATGCGCACCGACGTGCTCGCCTCATCCCCCGGACGTGGCGTCCCGCGTGACGAGGGCATACTGGCCGGTTCGATTCAGGCCGAGGGGCCGTTCGTGCGCTCTGGCGTTCAGGCCGCGACGCTTTCGGCTGGCAGCACGGCGGCGCCGTACGCGATGCGCCAGCACGAGGACTTGACCTATCGCCACCCCGTAGGCGAGGCGCGGTACCTGGTCCGCGCGGCCGAGCGATGGAGGCCGGACGGGTCGGCAGCAATGGAAGGTTTGCGGCGGAACGCGAGAGCGGCCCGGAACGCGAGAGCGGCCCGATGAGTGCCGTTGCCGACGTTCAGGCCTACCTCGAATCGGGCGGCCTTATCGGTGAGTCCACCGAATGGCCGTCTGTGCGCCGGCGCGTCCACGACAATTCCGACCGCTTGGTGATCCTCACCGAGGACGGCGGGACGCCCCCGCCGCTATACGCCACCCAGGGACTCGGGGAATCGTCGAGCGCGACGGTAGGCGTTCAGGTCCGCGTGCGCGGCGCGCCGTGGCTGTCCGACGAAGCGTTGGCCTTGGGTCGCGCAATCACAGCAGCCTTGCACTCGCTCGCGGGCATAGCGATCGGCTCGCAGACCTACGAGGTCGTCACGGCGCTGACCGCTGATCCGGTGTTCATCGGCTTTGACGAGAAGGGCCGCCCGGAGTTCACGATGTCGTTCCGTCTCACGCTGCCGATGGCGGCACTGGTTGAATCACAATCTGACTGAGGGTTAGCAAAATGGCTGGATTGAAATTTTGGGCTCATGGCACGCAGGTAGACGTTGACTCGACCACCATCAAGGGGTTGACGGCGCTGACGCTTCCCGAGCCAGCGCGCGGGCAAGTGGACACCACTGATACGGACTCCGACGGTGTGCGCGAGTTCGTCGCGGGCATCCTTGACGAGGGCGAGTTCGGGATGGAGGGGCACCGCATCTTCGGTGATCCGGGTCAGGCGCTACTCCGCGCCAATGCCCGGCAACCGAATGCGGTCGTCGGCGTGGTCATTACGCTTCCGGCCCAGGCCGGAGACGACACGGCGCCGATCACGGTGTCCTTCGATGCATTCGTGCTCACGCCCCCGGGTGGCACTCTGCCACTGGTGGACGAGACGGCGGCTGGTTTCTCGGCGACAATGAAGGTCACCGGGGCCGTTACCGTTAGCACTGAATCCATCTGATGCCGCCGATTGACGGGGTGCCCGTGACGTTCGCGGGCGAGGATCGTACGCTGCGCTACACGGCGCTGTCGCTGAAAAAGCTGGAGCAGCTTCGGAAGGGTGAGGGGGTGCTCCAGACCTTGCAGCACGCTTCGACGCTCCAGCTGTCGGCGGTGGCAGCCCTCGTCTGGGCTGGCCTTGTTCACGCCTCGCCAAAGCTGACCGTGGCAGAGGTCGAGGGCGCGCTTGTGCCGCCCGTCATTCCGCTTTTGGAGGCTTGCACGAAGGCGCTGGAGCCGTGGCTCGCGAATGCAGATGACGAGGGCGGCGAGGGAAAAGACGACGCGGCGAGCCAGTAACGGAGAGGGAAGTGTGGGCAGACTGTCTTGCCGCGGGAATACCTGATGCCCTCTACTGGGAGCTAACGCCCCCGGAGGCTGACGCATTGCGGGACGCGATCGAGAAGCGGCGCGTGGATGATCGGCGCTTCTCAATGCGCCTCGCTGCGCTTGGTGCCGCGGCTACGTACAACGTCAATCGCGCAAAGGGCCAGCGTTGGATTGCGCCCGACGACCTCATAAAGGAGGAGGAGAAGTCCGTACGGGTCATGTCTGCTGCCGAGATGGGCGAGGTCTTGAAGGAGTGGGCGGCGGCGCATAACGCGAAGCTCGGCAAGGGTCCGGTGTCCTGATGACCGGCCCCGTACTTGCGCGCCCGACCATTGAGATTGTCGGTGACGATAGCGGGCTGACGGCGGCACTTGTTCGGGCCGAGAAAAACCTCCAGCGTACCGGCGAGCGGATGCAGCGCCTCGGCGCCGCGCTGACGGGTGCGATTACGCTGCCGATCCTGGCCATCGGGACCGTTGCCGCGCAGGCCGCTATCAAGTTCGAGAGTTCGTTCGCCGGTATACGGAAAACGATGGACCTCACCGAGCGCCAGTTTGGGGAGCTGGCGGCGGCGAACCGCACATTGGCGAAAGAGATCCCGGTTTCTGTTAATGAGTTAAACCGGATAGGTGAATTGGCGGGCCAGCTTGGCATTCGCGGCGTCGCCAATGTTATCAAGTTCGAGGATACGATTGCGAAGCTTGCGGTTACGACGGATTTGACCGCGGACACCGCGGCACTGTCGTTCGCGCAGATCGCCAACGTCATGCAGTTGCCGCAGAACCAGATTGACCGACTCGGCGCCAGCATCGTGGACTTGGGCAACAATTTCGCGACGGTGGAGTCGTCGATCGTTGACTTCACGCAGCGTATTGCAGGGGCGGGCAAGATTGCGGGGCTCTCTGCTGGCGATGTTACGGGCATCGGTACCGCGTTCGCATCGCTCGGCATAGAGGCGCAGGCCGGCGGGACCGCCGTACAGAAGGTTCTACTGTCAATGCTTGGCGCTGTGACGCAAGGCGGCGCCGAGCTTGGGGCATTCGCGCGTACGGCTGGACTAAGTGCGACACAGTTCGCCGAGGCGTTCCGCGACGATGCCGCTGGTGCGTTCGCGTCGTTCGTCGAGGGGTTGGGCCGCCAGGGGGATGCGGCCATCGGTACACTGGAGGCGCTTGGATTGCAGGATCAGCGACTGATCCGCGCATTCCTCGGCGCGGCTGGTGCGGGCGATTTACTAAGGCAGGCGATTGACCGCGGCAATATCGCGTTCGAGGAAAACACGGCACTGACCGAGGAGGCAGCGAAGCGGTTTCAGACGGCGGCCTCGCAACTTACCACGTTCAAGAATCGCCTGAACGATATTGCGATAACGCTAGGGCAGGCGCTCGTCCCGATCCTCCTGAAAGTGCTTGATGCAATGAGCCCCGTCCTTCGGGTCATTGAGGCGATGGCGGGTGCTTTCGCGGCAGCACCGCCGCCGATCCAACTGGCCGTAGTTGCGTTGGTCGGCCTTGCCGCGGCGGCAGGTCCGGCACTGTTCGCGATCGGCGCGATGGTGAAGATCGCGCCGGTGTTCGCAGCCGGTCTGTTCAAGGTGCGCCTTGCGATTGTCGCGGTTCAGGCGTCGCTGGGTCCGATCGGGCTTGCCATCGCTGCGGCGTCAGCCGCGCTAGCAGTCGCGACATGGGTTTGGCGTCGTTGG